CGATCTTTGAAGCTGCTTCAAGAAAAGCCTGCTTGTAAGCTGATCGGATGGATGGGAGAGTCTGAGAAACAACCGCCTTGAGCTCCTTCGGTTGTGGCTTGTCCGATGGTTGCTGATTTCGCAACAATGCAAAAACCGCCACCGCCGCGACGATCCAAGGAACCCAATTCTCTTTTTTCTTCTCGTCAGCCATCAATCATCCAGCTTTCCGCAACAAGTTGCCAAGAATCTCTCAATTCCGATTTGATCGATCTTTTTTTGAACCGAATGCTTGCTCCTCAGGTCGAGCACAAAATACCACGGGCTCGAATCATTGTTCCGAACAAAGATGTTTTCAGGCCCGTTTGTGTGCTGGCCTGACTTTATCTCAGGATGCCTGTACTTGCTCGTTACGATTTCCATCAATCCATCCTTGTGTTTTGCCCCAGGAGACTCACCGAGCTAAGGGTATCGGAAAAGTTCGGGCCCCCGAGGGCGTTAGTCTTGATCTTCGTCTCCGGTAACCGTAACGTCGAACGGCTCGCCATCCTCAACCGCTTCGCTTGGCACTTCAATCTTTTGCGATTGCCACCAAATCCAAAGCTTGATCGCAATTTGGATAAGCAGGAAAAGCGTTGCTGGATCGATGCCGACAAGCTCTGGGTGGGAAGAAAACAAAAGCTTTCCAGCTTCCTCGTCACCGTCGATGGTCTTTGCGACTAGGTCCGCCACCGTTGGGTCGGATTTCCTCGCAACCCAAATTTCCCTAGCCGCATTCCGGGCCCTGAGTCTGTCTCTGAATCGTAATCGGCTCACTTTGTGACCTCCGGCTTAGGATCGACGGGCCGAACGGACTCACCGACCACCCACGCTCCAATCGTGTAAACGAGCAATTGAATTTGGTCCTCGCTTAGAGGAACCTTGTCTTTGAGGATGACAACGGCAATCGCCGCCGCTGATACCCAGAAACGCTTTGACTTAAAAAGACCTTCCATAATTTTTGACTCCTTTCCCGCATTTTAGGCTTGACCGCCGCAAATTGCAAATGAAGTGGTTCAAAATTGGTTTTCCAGTATCTCAATCTCCGTTCCTGCCGTTCCGCCGACTGCAATGTACCATTTATTCCCAACCAGAAACTATCGCCGCCGCTGTTTTTTGTAGGGCTCTGTAGGCCTTCGAGTCTATTACGATAAGCTTTACATCTGGAAAGTATTTCGCCATTCTCTTAATCTTGGTTTTTGACCTGTCGTCCATCCACCCTTTCACTTCGTGGTATGATTCAGAGCCGTCGTTTTCGACAACCAGGAAATCAGGAAGATAGCTTACGCACCCTCTCTTGATCCCGTCGAACCAAAATGTTTTCGGCTCGTGCTTCCAATCTTTTATCTTTCCTTGCTGCTTCAAAAACTCCAAGTACCTAGCATAGTTAGCTTCCCATCTTGATCGATAAAACTTTCTTACTCCGCCGATCTCTCTCCAAGAAGCTTTCCAAGTTGCTTTAGTTCTTTCATTCAACTGCGTGCCCCTTGCCTCTCTCGTCTTCATAGATTTGATGGTTCTTGCGTGCCACTGATCATCAGTAGTGTTTTTTGCTCTTTCCGTGGAAATCTGGCAAAGCCTATCTAAAGTCTCCTTGCTGTGCTTTTTGCCTTTCATCCCCTTGGGGTGCCCTCTTTCACGCCACAACTTTTTAAACCTCTCGGAAGTTGCGATTTTTTGGGATTCTGTTTTCAAAAGCTTCCCATCTGCGTGCAACTTCTTCATGACCAATGATTGCTCAGGTCTTTTGTTTCCGACTTTTGAAGTAGCGGCTCTAGCCTGCCACTCCTTGAAAAATTCAGACTGCCGATCTTGCCTTAGCTTAAGCTCGCTAGCCTTCCATCTAACTGAGCTTTCAGTTTTACCAAGAGCACGAGAGCAAAACAGCTTGCCCTTCGAAGGATAGTTATCCACAAGGAACCGCACCTGTTCATCCGTCCATGTTTTTTTCGCTGGCATAGTGCGTTCATGTTATCAAAATCAGGTTCTTTTGTCAACAAACAAACCTTCGGTCTAGGTTGCGCCACCGGATCGCCTGGGATGAAGATTCTCACTTTGCTTCCTCCTCTTGGATCAATCGATCGAGATACCACCGAGCCTTTTTAAGATCCTCGATGCCGTTCTTGAACCAGCATCGCAAAGCGTACTTGAGCACTTGCCAATGCAAACCAGCCGCTTTGTAGCTTGGTGCCTTAGCAATCGCCGCTTCGATGATGTCGATTGTTTCAGCCGGCCCTTGCTTGTAGTGCGAAGGGTTGACCGGATCGCTTTCAGATGTCAAGTGTTGCTCAACCGCTTCGGGCTCGACGGGCATTTCCGCTTCGGGTCGGCAGTCGATTCTTCGCATCCACCCATAAACTTTGTTTAGTTCGTGATTAGGAACTGACCTCAAGTACACAGAGCAAAGAAGGTTGTCTTTCACCACCTCGCACAACACCCAAACCTTATCGCCAACTTTCATTGCCCTGCCCTCCGTGCCGGATGGTCCTTGCTTGTTAGTTTGCTGATCCATTGCCTCTGCTCCTTGTTTCGCTTAGTCAAAACATCCAATCTGGTTTCTAGCCAAGAGATTTTATCCTTCAGGCTCTCGATCTGCTTTTCTAGCCGCTCGGTTTCCGTCATCGTAAGTCGAGCTCCATATCCGCGATGCTTGTCAACGCAGGTTCTAGCCTTGTATCGTTGCTTATCTTGTCGGATAGATGGACCACGATCCAACGTCCGCCTACTCGCTGACGCCTAGTCTCCGCCGCCCAACATGCATCTTGCTGGAATCGATACCAGCCATCCATACGACCAGTGTCTAGGTCGAGTATCAAAAAACCCATGTTAAAAATCCTCGTGAAATTTCCTTGCGTCCATAAAAGCGTCGGTAAACCGCTTACCGTCAAACGACAGGTTGACTTGTGCAATCTTGCCGTTTCGCTGTTTCTCTAGCAGGACTCTAGCCTCTTTGCTGTCCCGTTTGTCGCGATGCAATAGCATCACAATATCGGCGTCTTGTTCAATGGCGCCTGAGTCCCTCAAGTTGTTGATCGATGGGACTTCACCTTCTGCAGCGCGTCCTAGCTGACACAACACCAACAAAGCGATATTTAGCTGTTTGGCCATTCTCGCAAGCTCGTTGCTTATCATGGTGACCCGCTCATAGATCGATTGCCGGCCATCTTGCCCGCGTATCAAGCCTAGGTAATCAACCACTACAAGCTTGATCTGCTTCTTGGCGATCTCGGCTCTGATCCTAGATTCGATGCGTCCGATCGTTGCCCCTGATGCTTGCCAAATGTACAACGGCAATTCCCTTGCGTTGTCGCAAGCTTTGAGCATCGACAGGACCGCCTGGTCGGTGTAGCTTGCCGATTGCATTTCCGTGATACGAATGTTTGCATCCTTTACAAATTGACGTTGGCTAATCTGCTGGTTTGTCATTTCTAGCGAAACAAAAAGCGAAGCGTTACCGATGCTTGCAGCGTGCCAAGCGATGTCCATCGCCATCGCCGACTTGCCAATAGATGGTCGAGCCGCCAAGATTGCATAAGAGCCAAGCGGTATCCCACCGGACAACGCTCTGTCTAGTTCCTCAAAGCCACTTGGCACAACTGCCGCCGCTGTTTTATTGCTTCGAGCATCTTCGAGGATCTCAAGGTAATCGGCCATTACCTTACCGATCTGCTCTACCTCGTCAGAACCGGATTGCCTGACCCTAGCTAGCTTCGATTGCGCCGAGTTGATTACCTCGTCGGGCTCAAACGCTAGATCGCTTGCGTCTTGTAACGCAAGCTCCAACGCCAGGACAACCCGCCTTCGCTCTGCCCACTTAGCCAATTCCTCCGAGTGGTAAACCGCATGGCCTGGAGTTGTCTTGAGTAGCAACGCTCCAAAGCCTTTGTCCCCGCCGAGCCGGTCTACCAAGCCTCGCTTCCTTAACTCAGAAACGAGAATCGATTCTCTCCAAAACTCGATGCCGGTTTTTGACATTGAGTGGAACGCCTTCCAAACGTCGGCAAGCTCCTGAATTAAGAAATCATCGGGCGTGACGATCTCAGCGACCGAATGGAAGTCTTTTGGCCTAAGCAGGATTCCTGCGATAAGCTGTTCCTCGATGGCCTTGGCTGTTGCTAGGTGTTGTGGATGTAGTCCCATTACGCTGGCTCCCAATTGGAATCTATGACCGGTAAATCGCTTTCACGCTTGATAGGCTTGCCTGGTTGCAACGGTGGCCTGTAATCGACCTTAATGCCCTGGTACTCATTGGCGGTTGCGAACGTTATCGCGTAGAGCAAATGAGCCTCATCGTCAAACGATGGAAAAATCCTGGACAGATTCTCCCTATTGGCGATTGGCTTGCCTTTGCTTCTGCGCATTTCCTCAAAGTGACCTAGAGCCTCTAAAATCTTAGCTTGGTTCATTCCTTGAGGGATGATCCACTGGCCCTCCGTGGTTTTCGGTTTTCGCTTCGATGGCTTGGAGGATTCCCCCTTAGGGGGTAAGGGGGTATTTATATTCTCTTCTCTTCTCTCCTCTTCTCTAGGCGTTACTGTAACGTTACGCGTTACGTTACTTGTTACGTTACTTTTTAGGTCGACTCCAAGCCGCTTATTCTCCCTGTACCGGGCTTGTCTTTCGGCGTTCTTGCTCTTGTTTTTCCCGTCCGGCTCGACGTTGTATTCGTCGAAAAACCTTGGGAAAATCAACCCCTGATCATTTTCGACCACCCACCCAACGGACTCCATCGCAT